GACACCAGCAGTACAGGCCAACTCACGTCCACCGGATGTAGTATCTTCCTTCTCAAACTCTTGTAGCATATTCCAATTAACACTCTTAGGCATCTGTGTCAAGAGTTCTCTGTACGTATCCTCATCAATGTCCTGATAGGGTGCTTGCTTGTACGTATGCTCACTGAATGGCAGGAAGCTAATACCTGACACCTCATCAAAGTGTTCATACACCCAAGAGCCTACAGACATCCACTCATTCTCTTTGACAGAGATAGTGACAGACGGTTTATGCTCACACCAGTGACGCTGATACTGCAACCACAACTCAAGCTGCTCAATGGCATCCATCTCTGTGCGGCATACTGCACTGTTGGGTGACTTCATAGGGAAGCTGAACACTGTAGTGCTGTCAGGCTTCATTACATCAGGCTCTGCGGGTATACCCTCTGACACAAGGAACTGTGTGATTGGGTCTTTGTTGTCGCCCCGTACCGTGCGAATGTAGTATGGGTTGTGACGGGCATGGATACCTGATGCACTGTCTACAAGCTGCGATACTGTACCACTAGGCTTGACACAGGTAATGGCTGTTGACTGTGGAATGTCAAGCTGCTGCGCCATAGCTGCATTAGTTTCGATTGCCTGTTCCTTGAGTGCATTGAGTGTAGCCCCAATGTTCTTGCCCAGATGCGTTGACTTACCTGACATCATGTCATTGTCCATGATACCTGTCAGTGATACACCAAGCAAGCGTTCCTCTTCTGTGTTCTTCTTCCATACATTACGCAGGTATTTGAAGTCAGTCAGTGTAGACTGGAACGTACCCAAGATAGTGGCAAGGCGAACCTTTTCAGTCAGTGTCTGCTGTGTGTCTGATGCACGTACAACAACCTCTGACAGATTACAGAACTGGTACGGACGCAAGATAATTTCACTGCAAGGGTTGCATCCGAAATCATGCTCTACCTCACGGCGACCATTCTTAGCTGCCTGTACCTGTGCTGACTTACGATTGAAGATACCACGTTCACCAGACTTGCTTTCATACAGGGATACCCACTCACGCATGAATGTACCCATCTCTGGTTTGCCCTTGTAGGCTACGCTGTTGTTAGCCAGCGCACGTTGCCCTTCATTCTCCCACCACATACCTGACTTGGCATGTGCCATCTGGTCATCATTCAAGTTGGACAGGCTGATGAGTGCGCTACGACGTACACCGCCTACGACTACAACCTCACCAATCTTACACATGATGTCGTGGCATTCAATGGGGAACAGGCGACGACCTGCTGCACCCTTGAACTTCTCCACAAGGAACTCAAACAGTTCCTCCAGTGGGGCTGGGCCACTTGCTCTACCACCAAAGGTCTTGAGACGTGCGCCAGCAGGACGAACCTCTGACGTATCCCATTGGGGTATCTGCCCTGCGTAGAGGAGAGAGATTAATTCACGCAGGGATTTGGCCCAGCCCGGACGAGAGTCGCCAACCTTGATGACTGTATCACTAAGATGCATGTCTTCGTTGACGACAGGCAGCTTCTCAATGTTGTGACGTTCTACTGAGAAGCCTACACCAGTGCCGCACATGAGGATGTACATAGTCTCGTCAAAGGCACGAGGGCTATCCACAGGTACGTAAGAGCAGTTGTAACCGCCCACATGACAACGGTCAAGCGCAGGTCCAGCGGTCATCAATGCTCTCATGCTTGGCATGATGTCTTGGTTTAACACAGCTTGCTCAAGTTCACCACGTAGTTCATCCGACAGGACATACTTGTGCTTGCTCTTGAGATGCTGTGTCATGTAATCAAAGTATCGTGCGACTGTCTCACCCCATGTCTCACGACGCTGCTCATCCTCTTTCCATCGGGCATACCGTGAAAGAGCAATGAAGTTCTGGTAGTCTGTGGGCAAATAGTTACTCATTTTTCTCACTCCGTTAATGTTTTTATATTACGTATTTCGGCACCATCTACATCGTAGAAGTATTCTCTTATGCCGTCTTCTATTTCCATACCTACATCTCCATCTGCGGGTATCGGGTATTCTTCGGGGTCTATGTCGATGTTAATATAGACTTTAACTTTCATCACTCGCCACCACGTCTTCCAGTAGTGTATTCAAATACCACTGGGCTTTCTGCAAATCCTCAAGAGGCTTACCCTTGTAGTCAAACCGCCACAGATACTTCATAATATTACCTTGTAAATAGTACTTGAAGTTTGGTCCTAGTGCAGCCTGAATAGCAGCAATACACTCAATACCGGATTGATTGTAGTGTGAAGGACTGTTCACCATGTCTGCTTTTTTGTCTGTCATATTCTGTGTGTAAAACTCATCCATTAGCTTCTCCTCGTCCTGTGATAACTTGTCTTTCATATACTGCTCGTGTCTCATTACGCATTGCCTTTCGTTTTACTTCCAAACTTCAGCTTGATTACATTTCCATCCAAGTGTTCATATTCTGGTTTTTGAATTATTTCTGGTTCGTCATATTCCGTAGACTCAATGAAATCCTCAATCTTTTCTATTAGATCAGGATTCTGTTCCATGTATGCTACAGAACACGCTACAATTTCTGTTAAGTGCATCATACTGATGTAACTAGACTTGTCAAGCGGATTGTCTCTATCCGTCATAATATTGACTTCTAGTTCTCCTGTCCAAACACAGTCTTCATCTACCATTGGTCTTAGCTGTACGCAAAATGCTGTAGGGTCTACCATTGTATCATCTCCTTTTTACTTTTGTTCCGTTAAACCGAATAAACTTAGGGTATTTATTCTTTCCTTTTTCTTTAAGCCAATCTTCGGGAATGATGCGATCATAATAACGAAAGCCATATTTAATACACCACTCTGCATATGTAGACTTAGCACCCTTTCGTAGTTTACGTCTACTGTTTTCAAAGACAAATCGTATATCCAACTTAGGATGCTGCTTTTTGATTGCAAGATGCTTACGCCTATCTGCCGCTGTAAACATACCTTTTGTCTCAATTATGATTCCGTTACTTAACACGAAGTCTGGAGTATAGGTGCGATAAGCTAAGTCTTCCCATTCAATCTTTATTTTCTCATATTCGTATGAGACTTTTAGATCGTCTAAGTATACAGACAGCTTATGTTCTAGGCCACTCCTATATCCATACTTACGTGCTGCACGAAAGGCTGCGTAATTAGGCAACTTTATATTCCTCTTGCAGTTCTATGTACTGAACCATCTTTGGAAACTGTGCCTTTGATTCAGCTTGCGGTGCCTCAATTAAGTTAGGCCAGCAAGTATGCTTGAAGTCACAGAATGTACAGTTTTTATTTAGTACTTTGTTTCCTGTAGGCTTCTTTCTGAAGAACTCCTCTTCTGGTTCAAAGCAACGCTCAAACTTGTCGCTACTTACTTTTGCTACCGTCTCTTCAATATGCTCTATTTCTTTGGTCATGTCAATGCCAGTAGCTGGAACATATTTGAATTTACCATTAGCTTTATTTACTACCCACCAGCCACCAGCACGTTTACCTGTTGCTTTAGCATAGCCAGCCAGTTGTCCAATATAGCCAAAGCTATCACCAGCAGCAAGGGAAGCATATGAATCGAACTTATTACGATAAGACCAATCAGATGCAGACTTGATGTCATCAACTGCACCGTCCACGACAATATCATACGTTCCATTGATCTCTGTGCCATCTTCAAGTTTAAGCACAACCTTTTCAGCATCTCCATACTCTACTCCTGCTTCTGTTAATAGTCCCTTGAAGACAGCTTCAACGATGTCTCCAAGCATCATGTTCATCACGAAGTTATTTGATTTAGGTTGCGCAGTCTCTGGCTTGTGTTTTTCAAACCATAGTTGGCACGTAGGTCTGCCCACATTAGACATACGCAACTTAAATTCACGTGGTTCGCGTTCACCAAACTGGCGTCTTAGAGCATCCATGATGTCTGTGCCAATCTGCTGAATAGTATCTTCAGATATCTGTGATTTTCCATTAGCAGCGTCAGACATATACTTATGCAACGCCAGTTCAGCGGGATGATTCATTAGGCCACCTCTTCTTCTAGTTCAATGTCAATGAAGTCTTCTACAACATCTTTGTCGTCTTCAGCCATTTCTTCATGTCGTTTAATAGACTTGGCTTCCCATTCCTTACAGACGTAATCGTTGTAGTTCTTAACCCACTCCAAGAAATTACCAAACATGTCATGGTCATCGTCTGTAATCTCATGGGTGACAGACATATCCGCTTTACACACAGGTGTGTAGTAGCTACTGCCGTTTGGTAGGTCATTCTTTTTACATTCAAGGAACAAGATATTATGCTGCAATGGAAGACGCTCTTGTTTTGCAAAGACACCAAACTGTTCACCGACAGACTTAAATGCGTCCTTGTTGTCAATTTCCCATATGAATGGGGTATCAAAGCTGTCTACAGGATTACCATTAGCATCCATAGCATTATCCATCGTAACCACGCCAAACACAACACGAACACGTTTGATCTGCCGTATCAAGTCCTGCATGTCAGGTGGAAGAGCCTTAAAGTCTTCAATGTAACCTGTAGGTTTGCCACAGTTAAACCTTCCCGTATTGTCTTTTAGGTCTACACTTAGACTGTCCGACATAATTGTACGCTGGAATGTTCCCTTTGGCTCATTAGCTTTAGCATTTAAATTAGCTACATACCGGCGATACATGAACCGCTGCATGAAGGGGCGTACAGTAATTGTCTTACTGTAAAAGTATTCAGATGAATCACCATTGATGACTTCAAGTCTAAATGTACCACCCTCAATGGCTTCTACATTAGTTAGCTTGCCATTGATTTCGGCTTGCCCCATCACTGGCTGATGCCAGATGCGTAGACGATTGAGCGTGTTAGACTTCTTGCTACTTTTAGCATCGTCATTCATGCCCATCATCTTTGCCATAGCGGCGTAATTATTAGTATTGATCGTCGTAAGTTCTGTCATTCTTTTCTTCTCCTTTATAAGATCAAGATGCATAGTTATATCAGCTTACATCCTTAGTGTCAAGCCAGTTTTCACCCATTTTTGCTTCTAAAAGTAATGGAACATTAAACTGCACTTTAAACGTAGTGTTAATGATATCTGTCAACTCCCTGTTTACAGTATTGATTACCTCAATCACCTGTCTTTCTTCATCAGGATGGATGTCAATAACAATTGAATCGTGTACAGTATTAACGATACAGCTATTTAACCCTTCCAGATAATCTTCTATGCGCAATAGTGTTACTGGCACTATGTCTGCTGTAGCAAAACCCTGAACGGGGTAGTTCTTTATCTGTGTAAAGTAACTAACCGTCCCATTAGTCTTACGTACAACATTGGGAAATGAGTACTGGCGTCCAGAAGGCGTTGTTATTTTCTGTGTTGACAAAGCCTCTTTAGCCAATCGGGAGTGCCATAACCCA